GTCCTCTGCTGCAAGCAGTGGCGCACGTACTTCACGGATTTTGTTCTTGAAGATTACTTTGGCTGCTGTCATGTCTTCAGAGATGACTTTGCCACTCAATGACCATGCACCACGAAAGTGACGGTCAGAAGGAACGGAAGCTGTTGAGGCATCAATCTGATTCCCGTCCTTGTCTACGATGTATGTTGTTGCCATTAGGTTTCTCCTCTTAGGCTGCTAAATCAGTGACGGTTAGTTCTTCAGTTATCTTCCAAGCATTGCGCCACTCTCTAGTGCTTGGTAACTGTTCCTTACTGCAAATAACCATCTTAGGTTTGTTGCCTGTATTCCAATCCCGCCAAACGTGCTGGGGGCAGTCTTTCATAATCAGGTACTCAATAGCTTCTTCTTCTGTCATAGCATCCACTGGCTGTGTCTCATGCAACAGATAGCCACGAGTATGCTTCTTGAAATCTTCCTGCGCCTCGTCTTTGGCTAACTCATGGTAGACCCACACAGGCGGTAAGATGCCGCCCTGTAATGCACAAGCCATCCAGTTCGGGTCAGGCACAAGTATCTTGGCGCACTCATCAATGCTATCTTCGTAAACTACACGATAGTCAGACTGATAGCCTTCTAAGTTTTCTTTTGCCCAGCACAGTCTATCCCAGAGATGTGTGCCTTGAAATTCTGGTGTTTTCATTATGCTAGGTCTCCATGAAGTAATCCTGAACCCTCTTGAATATCAAAAAAATTATCAGATTCATCAGCAGCTTCTATACGATAACTAGAGGCAGATTTGTAATTAGTATCATACCAATGGGCGGCAACCCAATCAGAATAACTGCCTGTACCGTGAGTAGAAATTTGAACATTGTAATTTGTATTATTTAGGCTGTTAGTCAATGTTATAGTGTATTGACCAGTCCCGACATCCGTTATAGAACTTGCATTGAGGCTGTCTTTTATTGAAGCAGTGCCAGTACCTTGAAAAGTACACCAAGCCTTCGCACTACCATTCACAACATAGCTGGTGGATATATCAGCACCAGCACCTGTCTCAAGCGTATCTGCTATAATCTTGCCAGCCATTTTATGCTAAGTCTCCGTGAATATCATCTGTCACAAGGTGTGAATCAATAGAACTCCCAGATGAGTTATTTGTGACAAATCTTGTGCCTGTTGTGTTGTTGAATACTGAAAACCTTAATATAGAAAACCCGCCAGAACTGCTGTCTCTAGCGCATCCAGAAGCACTGTAATTCTGATTGCCTAGATTGTTCGTGTAGTTTTGGTCAAAATTTCCGGTTCCGTTATCATCAGCAGAACTAATGTTTAGGCTGTCATTTATGGCGATAGTGCCTTCACCAGTAAGGTTTAGCCACGCCTTCGCCACCCCCTGTTGCAGTTGCATCGTAGCAGAACCGCCCTCAGAGGTAATCGTCACATCACCAGCAGAAGTCTTGCCTGTGAGATTGTCCGTAATCACCGTACTCATGCTAGGTCTCCAAGAACTGAGAAATAAACCCTTCTATCTTCGTTTGTTCTGTTAGTTGAAGAATTTACATAAGCTGTTTCAAAGTCATAACTGGAAGCGGTTTGAGTGCCTGTGCTAACTGTAGCATCTGCAACGACTGTCACAGAACTTTTATCTTCCATACCAGCACAAACAGCATAGTTTACACCATCCATACTAGACGTTAGATTTACACCGCCATCGCCAGTTCCGTCATCGTCTAATGATGAGACATTCATGCTTTTTAAAATTGAGGCCAATCCATCTGCAGCATCAATAAACATCTTTGCCGCACTCTGCTTCGTCAGCGTGACAGGGCTACTGCCATCTGCCGCTACGATTGTATCTGCTTTTAATGTACTCATAGCGTCACCAATGTACCACCAGATTCAACGGTGAGTGTTACACCGCTGGCTACTGTAAATGGCCCTGTTACGTTAGCGTTCTCTGTTGCCAGAATGGTTGTGTTAGATGCAAGAGATTGTGCATTGGTACGAAACATACCACTTGCCTTGAACGTACCCTTGTTTTCTGCGGCAGGTGTTACAGACGCTGCCGACACACCCATGTAGATTACGAAGATGTTACCTGTTCCGCTTGATGGTGCTGCAGTAAAGGTGAGTGTTGTACCGTCCGGCACAGTGAACGCATCAACACTTTCCTGTAAGACACCGTCTACAGATACTAGAATATCTTCCTGAGTTACTGTCTGACCCAGAGTAAACGTGGTTGTAGACCCGTCACCATTAAACTCTTCGGTGGCAGGTCTAGCCTGAAAACTTGCAGTGATAGGATTACCGATTAAAGGCATGGTCTATTCCTTATGAACTGATGGTGTCAACTACAGAGACCCAAACATCTGCGCTGCTTGCGGTATCGGACTGTACCTTTAGTACGTCACTTGCTTGCATCACAACCTTTGCTCCGCCATCAAGAACCTGCAAAGCTGACCCCGCAGGTATAGGTGCGTCTTTAACAATGTAGTAGTCGTTAGACCCATCGTTAATAAACACATCCATGTTGATTTGGGAAGTTGTAACATTAGCAATATTGATACCGATAAGCGCATCATCGGAGTTGGCAGTACGCATAGTTACTGCGGCTGTACCAACATTCCTTGCAATGTTTCTTTCAAAATCCTGTGCCATGATTTCTCCTAATTAATTAAGTATAATTATATCATACTTATACACGTTTGTCAACTATAAAGCAATTGCCATTGCCACTGCAAAACCAGCGGTAGCACCCCCACTAGAAGGAAGGTTAGTTAACTGAGACCCATCTACTGCAGGTAATCTAGCTGAACCATCTAGTACAACTACGTTACCTGCTGATGTACCTGTGTTTGCAACTGCTGCTGTACCTAGACCAAGAGTTGTACGTTGAGCAGAGGCATCAGCATCATCTAACAGTGCTTTACCTGCTGCTGTCAAATCGTAAACCGCAGCCGTACCAGAACCAGTAAACTGGATACCTTTATCTGCTGCAGAAGTTAAACCTGCGATTGCAGCTAATTCTGCATCATATGCCTGTACGTCACTGCCAATAGCAAGACCCAATGTAGTGCGCTGGGCAGAAGCATCTGCATCATCAAGCAGTGCCTTACCAGCAGCGGTTAAATCGTAAGTTGCTGCAGTACCACTACCTGTAAATTGAATACCCTTGTTAGCAGCAGATGTTAGACCAGCCAGTGCCTGAAGTTCAGCATCTAAACGAGCATTGGCAACTGTACCAGTAAGCTGTGATGCATCAATAGTTTTGTTAGTAAGTGTTTGTGTGCCTGTTAGCGTAGCCACAGTGCTATCAATGTTTAGAGTAGCAGAGCCAGAAGTAGCACCACCAGAAAGGCCAGTACCTGCAACCACAGCTGTAATATCACCAGCACCTAAACCTGAAACAGAAGAATCTACATACGCTTTAATAGATTGCTGGGTTGCTAACTGCGTAGCACTATCTGAAGCCATGTTATCTTCGTCCAGCACAGCAGTACCGCTTACTGCAGTATTTAGTACAGGAGAAGTTAATGTCTTATTAGTTAAAGTTTGTGAGCCTGTCAGTGTAGCAACGGTACTATCAATACCAAGAGTTACTGTTGTACCTGTTGCGCTTGAATCAAGACCTGTGCCACCAGCAATAGTAAGTGTCTCGCTATCAAGGTCAATATCAATTGTACCACTGTCAGATGTAACATCAAGGTCTTGGGCAGTAACTTGGCTATCTACGTATGCTTTGATTGATTGCTGTGTGGCTAGCTGAGTGGCACTATCCGATGCCATATTGTCTTCATCAAGAATAGCTGTACCACTAACACCTGTATTTAACACAGGACTTGTTAGTGTTTTATTAGTAAGAGTTTGCGTACCTGCTAGTGTAGCAACAGTACTGTCAATAGCAACAGTAAGAGTTTGACCAGAGCCGCTTGTATCTACACCAGTACCACCAGCAATGGTAAATGTTTGACTGTCTAAGTCTACAGATAACGCACCGCCTGAGTCACCCTGAAAGTCTAGGTCTTCACCAGTTAGTTGTGTATCCACATATGCCTTGATTGACTGCTGAGTAGCTAGAGCAGTAGCACTGTCAGAGGACATATTATCTTCATCAAGAATGTCTGTAACAGTAGTGGTAGGCATAGCCAGACCATCAATGGTGGCTGTACCATCAAGATACATATCCTTGAACTGTAGGCTGCTTGTACCTAAGTCTACATCATTGGTAGTGACAGGTACAATAACCCCGTCTTGAAAACGTACTTGCTCTACAGTGCTGCCAGATACATCTACAAATACACCAATACGATTGTTAGTATCATTTACAACGACTTTGTTTAGTGGTGTAGCAACACCGGGGTCGCCAATCAAACCAATGACTGGACCTTCGGCAGCAGTGCCATCGTGCTTGTGACCTGTGCTAATGCTAAATGCATTAAGTAGCTGGTTGAACTCGTCATTACTATCGGCAGCATTAATAATGTCACCGTCAGTAAACGTAGACTGTCTGGTATAACCCGCCATTAGCGTCTTGCTCCTACATCAAATTCTAGCTGAAATCCCTTCAGCGAATATGGGGCTGATACACCCCTGTCATTAACTCGTAGTGCTACAGCAAACCCCGACCCTTCAATGGGCTGTCTAATCAACGGGTTTGACTGTCCACCGTATGTTGCTGTACCGTACACTGATGAACCATATACAGCCACAACGGTAGCAGTATTAAAGGGATAGGCAGCAGGTCGTGGTACTTGCGGTGATTCATAATCATATCTTACAAACAAGTCTGCGTTCACAGCAGCTTCAGGTGCATAGTTAATAATCACACGCTGAAAGTTTTTACGAATACCTGAGTCACCCATAGACAAGTCGGGAGACCTGTACTTACCTGTTATCGTATTACCGTCAAAATCATTGCCTTGTTCTTGGCGATATACATACCCATCATACTCACCGTGTAGTACAATAGTATCACCCTGTACCGTAATAAAATCTGTACAACTTGGGCGAATACCACGAAGGTCTGCAAACTCATACGTTTGTTTTCTAACTGCAGTAACGCCTGTGGTATTACCACGTGTTATATTTGCATTAGAAAAGAATATACGATACTGTGTTTTATCTGGTACAACTACGCTGTCAAACTCATCAACATCTGTTAGACCCTCAAATCGTGGCTGTACCTGTCGGCTAATTGTACCAAGTTCAACGTCACCAATCTTTTCTGTACCAGCAACAGTACGCAGTCCGTCTGGACCAAGAAAGATAAGGTCGCCCCCAACTTCCTGAATGGTATGACCGTTTACACAACCAATCTCACGTGTAACAGGAAGTACCTGAAAATCTGCAATGGTATTACCTACCAGTTTAAATATGCGTTCTTCACAGAAGATAAACAGTTGGTCACGAAACGGAAACAGACCAGTAATATTACTGTCTACGTTTATTGTACCTGCACCGTTAGCCGCACTAAAATCATTATCAGTAAAAGGTGCTGTAAAAGTTATTGACTGTGGCCCAGCAGACATGCCAGCAAAGAACAGTGCGTCTTTAAAACCAACTACAAACTTTGGGTTAGCAGGTGCGCCTGTTGCGTTGAGGTCAGTAACAGTAGTGCCATCATACTTGGTCGCATGATTTGCGCCATCAGCCCACACGATAAAATCTGTGCCAGCCAGATTGTAACGGAAGTGTGTGTACTTACCAGCATTTGTTCTGCCAGTATCAATCTGTGTCCAGCTACCTGTTGTTCCAGCTTCATGTATTTTACCACCACGTGCCGCAATAACTTTATTATTAAAGAAAGCAGACATTAGAACCTTTTCACTGGAACTAGCGTCTTGAGGCACAATATTAGTATTCCACTTTGCGTATCCTGAGATACGTCTGTACCCGCCTTTAATGTCTGGCTCAAAGTTTTGCAACTCAAGTGCCATACCCGGTTGCATTTCAAAGGTAGAAAGGTCTAATACCAATCCCCCAGAACAGGCAAAGACAAATGGGCTTAGTCCTGATTCGTCTGCCATGTATCACCTAAAACATTGCTGTGTTAATGCCGTATCTCTGCGAGTGCGGTATATAAGTTGACCTCACATAGTCTACCCTGTTTAACAGGATTGACTGCATATGTTTAATGCCCTCTTCAAATCTTGAAAAGTTAATACCATACTGCTGTGCTTCGCCACGATACTGATAGGCATATGCAGTAGCACCATCTGCAATTACCTGACGAAACTGTTCTGGTATTGTCGGTACATCTGTTGCTGCAGCAAGAGCAGTAGGTCTGTCAAAATATTCAAATTTTAATTCGTATGCTGCGTCTGGATAGGGGTATAAACCGTAGTTATTATCTGGTGTACGAAACACATAGATAGGAACACCACCTACACCCGTGGTACTTTCTTGGTCAATAAATCTGTCTACGTATTCTTTATAGTCAAGTACTCGTAGCGTTGTACCTGCCACACCAAGAGTATTATCTTTTGATATTCTAAATGTTTCATAATCAACATGCGTAGCTGTAGTTGGTATAGTGTAGCGAGTTGTATTTGCTACCAATGTCACAGTGCTAGTCGCATGTGAAAAAGGCCAACCAAATTCACGTTGATTAACATAGTTAACAGCATCGTTTACAGCGTTTTTACATTGTACTTGAAATCCACGTGCGCCAGTTGCAAAATTAGAGGCAGTCAATTCTACCTCATTCATTCTTGCCAGCACCTCGTTTGTCAAGTCTAAGTAATCGTATGCCATCTGTAATTCCTAAAAGAGTAAGTAAGGGCAACCGAAGCTGCCCCTACTAAGTGATTACTTATGCAAGTGTGTCACGGTCTACTTCGTCAGCAGCCATGTCACCTTGGTCGCTGATGTCCATCATCACAGCGTAAGCACGTAGCTTACCTGCTGTAAATGATGCACCACTACCAGCCAACACAAAATCAATTGTGTCACCTGATGTAGACAGTGCTAGTCCATCAATTGCAACTTGTGGAGCGTAATCGCCATCTGATGCACCGTCAATGTCCAGTGCAGCTGCAAACTCATCAACATCACCACCAGTGAAGCCAAGAGCAGCAGTTGCGTCTGTAGCCGTATTCATAGTTGCAGATTCTACAACTTGAAATCCTGCTGCCATGATTAGCGTGTTAGCAGGTACGGTAATTGCCTGAATAGTATCACCGGGAGCGATGCTATTTGTTGTCAGGTCAATTGTGACATCTACGTAGTACGGGTTACGTCCACGCTGTGAGTTCCCTGATGCAGGGTGAAGTACTGCAGTAATGTTAGCCATTTTTCAATACTCCCCTTATACCAAGTTAATCTTAGCGTTAACAAGACCTTCAGGACGTAAAATCTTACGACCATACAGGTGCATACCACGAACGATGTCAGCAAAGCTGTCAGGGTCACGATATGTTTCTGTCTTGTTAATCTGCTCTGCGGTGGCTACTGCTGATGAATGTCCAGCAACAATCAGGCCATAGTTGGAAGCGTTAGTACCACCAACGGTATCTGAACCTGTTCCAATTGAAGGCAAGTTGTTTGAAACATACACTTGGAAGCCGTGCAGGTTGTTAATCACGAGACCATTCTGAAGACCAGAACCACCAAAGTCTGAGTTCAGAAGTTTTGAATCTTCGTCCTTCAGTACTTCCATGAATACTGGGTCAACAACGAGCCAACGGCCCTGTGAGTCTACGTTCTGCTGGTCCAGCTTACGGGCCATACGTGCAATAACCATAGTCGGGTTGGCATTGCCTGAACCCGGTACAGATGAAGCACCCGGCAAGCGAGGCTGGATACCAATTGATGAACCTGATGAACCACCGAAGTCATCAGCTTCTAGTTTCATGCTTGACAGCAGTTCGTCAGAACCTGCAGTTGAAACAGCTACAGAACCATTAACAGTTGTATTAACTGTGTCGGCTGCGCCATGAATTGCAGATTGCTTAAAACCACACAGATAACCAAGAACGTCTTGGTCAAACTGGTCAGCCAAACGATACGCAGCACGGTCACTTGCCAATTGCTGGAAGTTTACGTGGCTGTGTGCCTCTTCAATGTCATCAACCTTAAATGCAAAGTAGTTAGCTTTGTCAATTGTCAGGTTAAAGTCTTCGTCATCAAGGTCTTGCGGTGTGATAGTTGTACCACGTGCATAGTTCTTGACTGTGATTTCGGGTTCTTTGATAATCTTAACGGAATCGCCCATTGCAGCAATCTCACCGAAGTAATCATTATTAGTGATTGCTTCAGCAACGGCAGACTTGCGGAAAGCAAGCTGCACCTGTTTGCTGTAAATTACAGGTGAAAAATTACCGTTAGGAAGATTACCATACCCGGCTGCTGATGCAAATGCCATTGTATGTTCTCCTAAAGTTAAGCATTTTCCTACAGATGCAAACTCACCAGACTAATCAGAGGCTAATTCATTTGGGTGTGTATTCTAATAAGGTGGCCGCCCTACTATTCAACAGGCCAAAATCGTCAGGTAATCCGTAAGCTGTGTTTGTTTGCTGTTATGTGTGGACATATTGCGCTATACATCCACACTTGGTTACATATAGTTATACTGAAAAATAACTATTTGTCAACACTTTTTTATCTGGCAGAGCCAGAAATATCATAGACAAACTTTCCTGTACGGATAGCTTCCATAATATTATCTGCGTTCTTTTCATATTCTTGTGGCGACATTGCCTGAACTGCAGATTCTTTTAGATAAGCGGAAGTTTCGTCTGTTTGAGGTGTGCTTCTACTGCCTTTAGTGGACACCGCTTCAGCAGCACCTTTAGTTTTTTTAGACTTCTTCTCACTTGTAATTCCTCTATCTGCTTTATATAAGTCAATTGCTCTAGCGGCAGACCGTGCATCGTTATCATTTTCATATAAAGCATCTTGAACCCACTTAGGTTGCTCATCTGCCCAATCATGAAAGTCATCGCTATCACGAATTTCTGAAAAGTCTGGATGTAATCTAATCAACTCCGCTTCTGCTTTTTCCTTTGATGCGGATTGCTGCATTTCGTCAATTGCTTTCATGCGGTCCTCAAGTACGCTTGCTTGCTCTGCCGCTTTCTTCATAGCAATTGTTTCTACAATCTGTGCTACATCAGGATACTCTTTTGCCCATTCTTCTATGTCTTCATCCGACTTGGGAAGTTTCATTTCTTTTTGGGCAGCAGTACTTAGTTGTCTTTTTAATTCATCTATTTCTTTTTTAAGTTCTTCTGCTTGTTTTTGCTGATGCCTACGCAAATCAGAGTAGCGTTTTTTAAATGTACGTTCTTCTGCGTTTGCTGGTTCAGCCTCTTCCTCTAGCACTGGCTCTTCTACCTCACCATTTTGCTCTTTGATGAGTTGTGCCAGTTCTTCCTCTTCACGCTTAATTCGTTCTTCTTGCGTGTAAGGTTTGTTTGCAAATGCAACTTTTTTTGGTGATTGCATTTCTTCTGCCATAATAGCTGTTTCAGCCATCGTCTTCTCCTTATGGGGCTAACCGTAGCCAGTGTTGGGGGGGTTAGGTAGCCATTGATATGTGGTCTTATTTTTTAGGAGTTAGACCACTTTTCTCCATTTGTTTAGCAAGGCCACCTTTAGCAAGACCTGCTATACCGTACGACTCCACACCAGCAGCGTATGAGCCACTATATGTGCTAGTATCATGACCACTATCTTCACCAGAGCCACCCATCTGTCGTCCATATTCTCTTGCTCTAGCTTCTGCAGCATCAATCCTATCTTGTGCTTCTTTTGCTTCTTGTTTAATTTGAGATAAACTTTTTCCTTTTGAGTCTAAGCCATACTGAGAAGCTAGTTTATCCCTAGCTGATTTAGTGGCACGTGCTTCTGCAAATAGCTGACCATAAGTTTTTTCACGTTCAATTTCTCTGCCACGTTGTGTATCTTTATATGTTTTTTCAATACCTAGTTCAGTAATATCTTTGCCTAGACCTTCTTCAGTGTTACTTATTTCCGCACGAAGGTCTTCCATAGTTTTACCTTCTAAGGCAGTATTCAAAGCAGTTTGTGTAGCTTTTAATTCACCTGCTAAACTACGTTTTACTTCAGGGGCAAGTTCATGCAAACGCTGTCCGGCAGTGCCTTCTCCCGTTTTAAACGCATCTCGTGTTCCACCGTAGGTATTGCCTAAGCCAGAAAGAAATGCATCCATAGTTACCTTTTGAGAGGTAAGAAACTCCCTACGTGAGTTAACACCTTTAGTTTCTTTAAATTTACCTAAACCTGTTTGTTGAGCAATTCTTGTTCCTACTTCTTTTACTACTGAACCAGTGGGTGGTACTCCAAGCGCCATACCAATAGCCGGGGCTACATCTTTTGCTTGTGCTTTAGCTATTTCATTTAAAGCATCTAATAACTCTTGGTCTTCTACACTACCTTCTTTAGCAGCTTTTTGCATAGCACCTCTATCATAACCGACACCTCTCATGTCAGTTGTAGAGAACTGCCCTTTATCTCCTGATACAATACTATCAACTTGAGGCGCACCATCATCATCATCTTGAGGCTGTTGTGTTACTTGGGTAGTTTCTGGTGTAGTGTCTTCTACCTTTGTTTCTTGTGGACCTGTCGCTAAAGTATATCCAGATGGTACAGTAAATGTTGGATGAACCTTACCATCTTTAAAAGGTACTTGTATCTCTTGACCAGATTCATTTCTATATGTTTTATATTCGTCTGGTGGACCTACATCAAATCCCGCACCTGCTTGACCGGGTAGCCCAGACACTTGAGTTGTTGAAACAGGTGTTCCTGTGGTCTGTAAAGGTTGCATACCTGTAGGCTGCAGAGGCTGCATAGACGTAGGTTGAAGAGGTTGCATTGATGGTGGTGTTATAGGCTGGGGTTGAAATCCAGAAAACTGAGATTGTTGAAACCCACTAATGCCGTAGTTTTGCTGTGGTGGCACAAATGTACCTGCTTGTGCTTGAACTATGCCACCCTGTGCAAAATCCTGTACACCATCGTCTTCTACTTCTAGGTCATACATATCAAATGGTAAATTATCTGGCATGGTAGCTTCTTCACTGTTGCCCATTTGACCCATAGCTTCCATCTGAGCCAAACCCATCTTAGCTTCTTGGCGCATACGCATTAAGTTTTCAAGGCCAATGTATCGTACTACGTCAGCAGGAAAAACAAATTCACCCTCACTTAGCTGGGCGGGAATATCATCACGTACTTCTTCTTGCGTAGAGCCTACAGGAACATCGTTACCCGATATAGGGTCAATAGAGCCGCCCTCTTGCATAAGGCCACCGTCATCAAACATGTCCATCTGTTTATCCATTTACTTCATCCCGTAAGTATTTGAGTTTACGCAAAGCGGTTATAGCACCTTGCTGACGATGCATCATTACCGTGTCATCAGATTGTTCTAGCACTTTTTGATGCTGCTCAATAGCCATATCTATGTAACTACTGAATGCTTCCCACTGGCGGTTGTTGCCCACCATCGGCTTGAGTTTGCTGAGTACCTGCTGCTTGTCCACCATTACTACTAAATCCTTGTTCACCCGGAACTGGTACTTGTCCTGTTCCTATTGTTCCACCACCAGCACCTGTTGGGTCTCCTGCATCTGCCCCTGCTGGCGGAGACATACCACCTTCAGGTTGAGCAGGTGCTTGAAACTGTTTCATCAGTTCTGCTTGAAGTGCTGCTTCACTCATGTTGTTGGTTACTTTGTCGGGGTCAAGGTCCATAGACTTTGCAATCTCGCTGATGACATACTGAAACTTGGCAAACGGAGCAAGAGCAGGATTACTTGCAATCTGCAAGAACTGCATTAGTCTCTGACTGCGTACTTCATTAGCCATTAGACTTTCTGTACCACGTGCCTTAACTTCCAAATCGCCTTTGATATCTGCGTCAAAGTCAAACTGCATATTAAAGCGGAAAAAACCCTCACCAAGAGGCCGTAGTAAATAATCATCTACATTCTTAATAACAGTTTTAATATTGCCGCTTGCTGCGTTCATCAGCATTGAAATACCTGATGCCGTTCTACCTACACCCGACACACCTGTTTGTCCGTGTGCAAAGCTAGGAAGACCAGTAGACTCATCAGCAAGCTGACGTGCTTTGTCAAACAGCATAAGATTTTCAGAAGCTACATTAGGAAACTTAGTACCAAAGATTGCTTGACCCGGTGCGCCAGATTGTCTGCGAAATACTTTGCCCGGATAGATAGACATGTCCTGACCCGGCACTAAGTTTGTTTCGTCCACCTCGATAAGCAAGTTTCCTGATAGCACAGCATTGTCCACAGCCATACGCATGAAACCATTCATTAGTGTTTGCGTATCGTCCATGTTTTCAGCGATACCTACACCAAAGAAAGAGTATGGGTTCATTTCAAATGGTGAAGCACAGTAGGGTATCTTAGCTGGCTTAAACGGATTAAGCACCATGCGTATAAGTTTATTGTTACAAATCCACACGTTTGCCTGTAACTCGTCAAAGTCTTTTAGTTCGTCTGGTATTTCTACACCCTGCTCTTCTAGCATTTCGGTGTCAACCATACCCCAATACTCAAGAACTTCAAAGCGGTCAATGCCATGCTCTGGTGCGTAGTCAGATAAATCATCTTCCCAATACTTCTTGATATAGTTCTCACCCATCTGGATGCACTCATCAATAACTTGACCACGGAAGTATGGACGCTTCTTTAACATACGCATTTGTGAGCGAGACATCTTATGACGCTCGATTACAAATTGTGCCTCATCCATGTTGTTTGAGTCCGGGTCTGGGTAAAAGTTCCAAACAGAAACATGTTCTACTTGCGGTACAGTTTTAAACAACGGGTCGTAGTTACCATCATCATCCCAATTAGGATATTCTTTGTCTTTGGCAAACGGACCTTTCATAATACCTGTGCCAAACAATGCCATTTCAAAAGCACTGCTACGCAAGTTTTTATTAGCACCTGACTCTTCTAGCTGGTCGTGTATTTTCTTCTGCATCTTTTTAGCAGCAATCATAGCTGGGCTAAATTCAATGGCAGTAGGAGTTTTGCCCGGACCTTCTTTTAACTTGTCCTGTACACCTTCAAGTTTATTTTCTAGTGGTCCAAGTTTTTCTTGTAGTGTCTTAGCTGTAGCACCCGGTGGCAGGTCGTTTCCGTCACCTCTAAAACCATAAGGACTAGATAAAGAAGTTTCTGCCTGAAGCTGTTCTGGTTCTTTGGGGTCAAAGTGTACGTCAGCTACAACGCCTTCAGGGAGTGTTGTAGGCTCAATAGAAAGAGGAAACTTATTACCAGCAAATAGAACATCAACAATCTGACCATATGCAGCAAGCGTCTTAGTCTTGGTGACTTTAATAAATACTCTTGACTTTTCTGCTTCAGTAAATTGTACATCGGGGCCATACAAGCCTCTATAATTTCGGTATGCTCTTAGCCAACGCTCTTCGTCTTGATAGCGATAGTCTTCTGCACGTTTGTAACGCTCAATGACAAATGGTATGATATTAGACACGTCAGCATCAAAAGTCACAGAATCATCTGTATCCTCTAACGCAATAGCGTCATCTTCAATCATGATATCATCTTCATCCATACTTTTTTTCCTTAGTATCCAAAGGTAGCATCTGCAACTTGCATACCGCCACCGGGTCTACCCATCGGGTCATAATCAAATATACTAAACCTTGGTCGTGACATTATACCATACCTTAACGCATCGTACAAGTGGTCTTCTGCTTTCGTGTCCACATCCTCTGGATTCTTTTTATCCAACGGGATGGACGGTAGTTGGGCGACAATGTTTGTGCAACTATCAAAGAAAACAAGTCTAGGCTCTTCCGTAAATTCATCTACCTGTAAACGCCTGTGTATCTCATTCTTACCTGCTACACGGCTACCACGGCTGCGGTCTGATGGTCTCCACCTGCAACCTCTGCTTATCATCTGTTCCGCAAGAGACGGTCCAGTATCACCACGCTTATGCCAAAGACTACTATCCAAGACACCATATTTAATATTTCCATCTTCTGCTTCTAACTCCAATACCATATCAGCTAAGTCCGTAGCTAGGACTTTCGACACGTACAATTCCCTGTACACAATGAGTTGCTCAGACGGTGCGACAGCGAACCAAACAACACCGCTGTAAGAACCATACCCGTAATCACATGCTCGGAACTTAACCCAATTGTTAGGAATATTAAAAGGTTCAACAACATGAATATCGCGGTTAAACTCTGTGAACGCAGCACCTTCTTTAATATCCCAATCGCCCTCAAGGAGTTGTCTCCTTTGTTGCTCTGGAAGCGACAGGAGCATAGCTTCGTAGTCACCTGCTTCAGAGAGATACGGGTTGTCAGATAGTCTAGCAGGAATGAACCTACGTTTAAATAATGGCTTCCCAGCTTTGCTGTGACCTGCTGGATATCGAAGAACTTCACCCGTTTCACTATCTGTCGCATCATACGCCTTATTATATGGGGCAGGGTCAATAAACATTTTCTTTACCCAGTGATGCCCTCTTCCACCGGGGTTTGTTGTAGCCCTCATAAAGACGGGCAAATCAGGGGCAGTGGACCGTAGACGACTTCGCATGTAATTCCATGCATATGGCGATTGCCACTGGGTCAGTTCGTCAAAGCCTATCCAGCTAAAAGCCAGACCCTGATAACGCAGGACATCTTCATCTCTGTCGAGGTATGACATCCACAACCTCGCACCAGATGGCGCAGTCCACTGCATCTTTCTTTCTGACCACTTTATTCCGGGCCAGATTTTTGGATAGAGTTCTTGTGATTTAAATATTAATTCACGTAACTCTTCCGTAGTATGTCGGAGCAACAACCCACTAAACTGTGGATGCCCCATGTAACGCAGAGGGTCTGCAAGCATAGCGTAAGATTTACCACCACCTGCTGAACCACCGTAAAGAACTTCACGTTCACTTGCCGCAAGAAAATCTGTCTGTGGGCCGGGGTTAGGTTTAAAGAGTACGTTAGCTGTTTCTTCTACACTCTCAAACTCAACAGCTTCAGATTCAATCTCTTGTATCTCAACCTGCGGCTTTTGAACCTGTTCTTTCTTCTTCGAGGCTTTGCGCTTTGGCGATTGCCTTTTCCGCATACTCTGCCCACTTGCGGAGGCTTTTAGCTTGGTTCTTACGCTGTCGCTCATACTGTAACCGCTTTCTTAATCCTACGTGTGATATGTATCTACCACTATTTGTACTCAGCCAGTTAGCTACCTCACGATAGCTGTATTGCTTTATGTATGCTCTGGCCTTTTCAAGCAAATCCAACTCAGTTGGAATGGGGTCAAGAATGTCGGGGTCTTCTTCGTTTTGCTTGTAACCAAACGGTACAGTACGTGCAATGCGTGGTATCTGTACCCATTCGTTTTCTTCTTTAATGTCTGTTGGCTGTGGTAACTTCCACTGCCCTGCTGTTCTAGTCATCGTCTTCTACTGTAGCTTTGGCTGGCATAAGCATCACACCACCTGCTGCTTCTACCTGTACCTTCTCAGTTTTAATCAGACCTGTGCGGTCTAGCAGTTCTTTAGCTGCTGACATCTTATCACGAATGCCAAGTTCAGTTGGGTCGTACAATGCGCCTGTTACAGCCATTGCAGCTTTAGGTGCATTACGTGCCATGTACATCTGCGTTGCTTCAAGTATCTCTTCCTTGAGACCTTTTACAATTGCAGTTGTTGGCGTATTCTCTGAATACCCTGCCAGTTTCTTAGCGGCAACTACGTCACCGCCAGCCTCTTCAAAGAGGACTTCCAGAAACTTCTGTTGTCTTTCGTTTAGTTCTCTAGCCATTATTTTTTCTTTTTCTTAGTGCGTCTATTCTTTTTTGAATACGTTTATTTCTAATTTGCGCTGCAGTCAAATCCGTATTAATAGATGTGGGTGGCTGCTCTTTCATCTCTTTAGTTCGGTTGTCTGTTTGTGTAATCGTACCAAATTTAAAGCCACTTGGAGATTCTGCACGTTGAGTTATCTCAGAAACTTTTTTAGGTTTATCTTTAGGTTTACTGGGTACTTTTTTAGGCTTATCTTTTGCCTTTTCTTTCAGACCTTCTTTGGACAACCCTCTATCAAAAAGAGTTTTTCCTACTGTACTTAATGCTTCGCCTATAGTATCAAGTACACCATTTTCTTCTTCATCATTTTTTCTGTTGCCCATTATTTTAATTCTCCGTGATGCATGGCGTGTGCCAATTTATGACTACGTGATTTTACCTGAATTGCCCACCTGCTGTCAAGCATTTCTTTTGCGGCGG